TCACTTGGTCCGGAGTTGACCCGCCAACGCTATCGCCAATGGTGTTTTCAGACTCTTCCGCCTGCTTCTGCGAGAGCCGCCATTGTTCCTGCGCCGCTATCAGTTTTCCGAGTTCTCCGGGATAACGCCGCTCGAAGTCCTCTTTGTTCCGCGCCAGTTGATCGCCAAACGACATGTTCGAAGCGATATAGCTGTCAATGTATTGCTGCCCCGGGTTGTCGGGGATTGCGGCAAGCATGTCCGCCGGCACGCCAGACTTGCTAAGAAAGCCCTTCGCTTGCTGCACAGACTCCGGCGTGTAGCCGTTTGCCTGCACAAACTGCGCAGCCTGCAGGTACAACGGCTTGAACTTGTCGGCGGACTCCAGAGCCAGCTTGCGACCCTCGGAACCTAGTTTGGCAATCTCCGCATCCGCGCGCCGCTGCTTCATGCCGAGTTCGTGCGCGCCTAGCGGGTCAATCTCCATCATCCCGGAGATGAACTTGCCCATGTCGCCGCCTGACGTGCGCACAAGGTCCGCAAGGCGCATCTGCTTCTGCTGCTCGCGCTGCGCCTGAGCCAGTTGCATCTCCTGCATCTGGCCTTGCCCAATCAGGTTCTTCAGCGTTAGCGCATTGCCGTAGGCGCCGAAGTAGTCAACCGGCTTCTGCGGCTGGAGATTGAGGACGATTGACGGATCGATAGGCATCGTCCTCTCCTAGAGATTAAGTCCGGGCGCCGAGAACGGCCCTGACGTGGGCGCGTTTGGAACGTTTCGCAAAGACACGCCGCGGTTGCCGACGCCCAAACGGTCAAGCATGGACTGCTGCATATACATGTTGCCCACGTTGCTGAAGGCATTCCCTAGCGCATTCGCCCCGCCCACCATGCCCGCCGCTCGCGCATTTCCGCCCTGCGTGAGCAGATCCGCAATCGTGCCGGCAGACTGTGCGCCGAGTTGTGCGCCGCCCATTGCTGCCGTCTGCCCTGTGCCTGCCACGCCTGCCAACTGGTTGTAGCGTTGCGCCTGCTCGCCCAATCGGAACATGCCGCGCTCGTTGAACTTCGTGCTGCCGTAGTCGTTGCCGAACTGGATCAAGTCGCGCATCGTCTTGGTTGAGAACAGATTGCCTCGCGCCGCTGCGCCCTGCTCCATATTCGCCCGACCCTCGCGCAGTCCAAACTGATAGCCAGGATCGTTAACCAGTTCCGTGCCGTCGAATGGTTGATAGGACGAGATGAGCGAGGAAAGCTTATCGAGCGCCCCGTACCCGGCCTTGCGGTAGGGCGCCATATCTTCGCGCCCGAGTTCGAACTGCCTGCGATTCTCGGCAATGCCCGCATAGGTGCCTTCTAGCTGCGTATCCGCCGCCTTGTCTGCTGCATTGGCTTGCAACAGTCCGCCGGCCAACATCGTGCCGCCGCCAATAAGTGCCGTTTCAATGCCCATAGGTGTACCTCGTTACTCCGTTAGCGCGCCCGGACTCGACGAATCCCAGGCGCCGCACAAATGCTTCTCCGGCTTCGTTTCCGGTCGTTACAGTCGTTTCCGCCCGCCCATGCTCTGCCACTACCCGCGCGAGCGTGGAACGCAGCACACGCCGCGAGAGCCAGCGCCCGAAGCCCTCGGGACGGATGCAGGCATGCACTTCAGCGCCACGCATCAGCACCGCTCCCACAATCCGCCCATCGACCCGCACAGGCTCCACGCTCCAGCCCTGCATCGCTTGGGCGAACTCGTCATAGCCAATCGGCCATCGGTCGCGGCAGGACTCCCAGGCGGCCTGCAATGCTTCGTGGCGTTCATTCGTAGTAAGCACGAAAATTTATGCTGCACCAGATAACCTGCGAAGCCGTCGCAGTGCCGACGATGAACTTTGCAACGCTGGCCACCCACTGCCCGGGATGTACGACCACGGGTGCGTCAAAGTCGATATCAATTGCCTCTGCCGGCGCGCCAATCGCCGCGCCCACAAGCCACGAATGCAGCCCGAGCGGGATACGCCTCCACGCCTTCGCGGTGCCGGTCGCAAACGATGCAGACTCGCCTTGTGCCAGTGATGGAATAGTCGCGCCCGTGGCACCGAATGCCAGCGACCATGAAAGAATGCTTGCCGTCGTCGCGACCGCCGCGCCGATGTTCACGGCGTCAATGCGCACGCCCGTGATGACTAGATTCCGCGGCGACTGGTTGATGCCGCCCGTGGGGTTCTGAAACGCCGTGATGAGGCCATCGATGCCAGCCACCGCGGCCACAATGCCAGCCTGCCCGCCGAGGCCCGTGGCAATGGCTGCGGTCTGTGACAGCGCCGCACCTGTAACGACCGTCGCCGCCGCAGCGTTCGGATAAAGCGCCGTCGTACCCATCGTGCCGCCGTTCTGGCCCTGATACGCCATCAGCCCTTGCGTAGCCATCTGATACGACCACGGCTTAGACGTATGCAGATCAAGCAGAGACACCGTCACATCCGACACGCGCATGGTGTTCGTATTGGCCACCGCGCCCGTGTTGTACTTCATCATGTACGCTGGCAATGATCCCGTAATGAACGGCGCCCCGTTCGAAGCCGGCATGATCTGCGTACCCAACAGCCCATCATCTAGCCAGTATTCGACCGACTGCTCACCGATGACAATTACAGCTTTGTACAGGTCGCTAGTCGTGATCTGAGCCAGCGTCCGCAGCACGCCCGTTTGCGTCGTCACGCCGTTGAAGCGCAGTTCGCCAATCAAGCCCGCGGTAGTCAGTCGAAGCCATACGCCGTCGGTCGGTTCCGTCGTCGCTGCCGTCGGAAGCCCGAGGCCCATCAGCCACACTTCGTTGGTGACGAGCGCCGCCGTGAACTGCCCGAAGGTGAACTCGACCGACAGAGGCGCCGTCCCGATCAACGGGAAGTATTGGAACGTCCGCATGAATGCGCCATGCGCGTTCGTCGTTCCCTGCACAACCGAGAAGTTAACCGTACCCGCGCCAGGCTGTGCCGCTGTCAACGTGTTGAACGTGTACGACCACAGCGCCGTATTTTGCGCCGCCGCATTGAACGAATCGGTGAACAGCACCGTGTCAATGCCAACGCGAAGCCGGAAGTCAATCGAAGTTTCCGGCGCTTTCAGCGTGCGAACCCCGGTATACGTTCCAGAGTCGTTTTCGCTATGGATCGCGACGTTTCCAGCCTGCGAGGCGATCAGCGGGAGATTGACCTCAAGATTACCGTTTGCGTCTAGCGGCGCCCCGATCGTGATAGACATTAGTTGCGCACCCAGTGAACGGCGTATTGCCCCCAAGTCTGATCGGGGCAGTAACCGCGGATCTCAAACCCGACGCCTGCCGTAATAGCGCCCGGGAGAAGTTGCACATTGCTGATTAGCGCCTCGTCCGCCGAGTGATCCGCCGTCGCCGCGTATTGCAGCGAAACCGTCACCTCCGACGCCGCGCCGATGCCAGCATCCGCAACAGACACACTCGCCACGTCCGTCTCGCTTGTCGGCGATCCGCCGAAGTCGATAGTTGCCGTGCCGCTGGCAATTCCGCCGCCCCCAGGAGGCGCCGCCCATGTGCCATCGGCTCGCAAAAAGTTCGCCGTTCCGCCACCGCTGGCCGGCACGATGCCGTCATCGGCCGAAGTAAACAGCGTGGCATCTAGCGTGACCGGCCCATTAGCGCCGCCGTCGGTAATGCTGATGGCGTTGCCAGCCGTTAGGACGCGCTCTGCCGACAGCCCGCCATCTAGTGCCAGCGTGACGTATTGCGCGCCGCTCGGGGCGCCAGGCGTGACCGTAGAGGCTATCGTCACGGTTGTGCCCGGGCCACCGTCCGTAATGCTGATGCCAGAGCCCGCCGTCAGCACTCGTTCGGCAGTCAGACCGGCATCAAGCCCGAGCACGACATACGAAGCGCCCGTCGGCGCTCCACCGCCACCGCCGCCACCGGCATTGACTGCGTTAGTCAGGCGCCACGCCCATTCGTACCAAGCCCGATCCCATTGGCCGGAGGAAGTCCCGATAGGCTGCGTCTGAGTCGGAAGATAGACGCTCACGCCGCCTCCATAAACGCACCGATAAACACAGCCTTGACCGGGTCAGTCAGGGACACTTCAAACAGCCAATCCCGCGCCCAGCCGAGGCGCCGGAACACGGCACGCTGCTGGTAGACGCCCTCCGAACCAATCGGGCGCCACAGTTCGTTAGACCAAGTGTGTCCACCGTCCTTGCTGGTGCGAAGCCGCAATTGCGGGTTCTCGCCCGCACCCGTGACCGTCCCGACGCCCATCTCCATGTCGATCCACATTTCCGACACGCTCATGGGATCTCCGCGGAAGATGTGCCGACCCACAATCTGCCGCTGCACCGCCTGCCCGTTCTCGGTGTAGATGTACGGGTCCTGCCGATACAGCGCGCCGCTCGAGCGGTCGGAGACATACATCGCATTGCGGTAGTTGACCGCAATCTCACCGATGTGCATGCCACCGTCTGCCGACTCCAGTTCGGACCACGCTTGCGAGGCAGCGTCATACAGCCAGGACTTGCCCGCGCTCGGGAAGCTAATTTCGTACATCGGATGCCCGCCGAGCATGTACGAATACGCCGTCGCGTTTTCCGTCGCCGGATAGTCGTTTATCAAATAGTCCATCTCCGGAATCGAGATTGGCACCACCTGATAACCATCCAGCCGGCACACTTGCACTTGCCCCTGCTGATTGCGCCCGAGGAACGCACACGTCTGCCCAAGCCGCGCAATGGACTGACGAGCCGCAAGGCCCCACTGCGCCGCCGCCGAACCCACCCAGGCATACGGCTGCGCCGCGTCCGCCGTGGTCGCCCAGAATTCCACAGTCGTCTCGCCGAACAGCAGCAGATTGCCGTTCTGTGCGTACACCGCAATGAGTTTGTCCGGGTTAGCCTCTGCCGTCGCCCGGTTGAGGCTCGGCCATGTGTCGGCGTACAAGTCAGACCATGCAATCTGCCCAGTGCCCGGGACCTCGACAATCATTCGGCCGGACAGGAAACAGCACGTAGTGGCCCCGTTCGGAAAGTCCGCATCCGCAATCGTGCTGAAAACGTTCGTGTTGACGTTGTAGTAATACCCCGCCGTCCCGTCCACCATCAGGATGCGCGTGCCGTCGTCGGCCATGTTCACGCGGCCGCTCGAGGTGCCAAACGTCCCGCGCTCCGTGATGCCTCCGGCCGCGTTGATCGAGTAGAACTTATCGAACTGCGCTGCATACAGCAGATCGGACACCGACACCGTGTGCATGCCGCGGATCGGCGTTGCACCCAGCGACACGAACGGCGCAAGGCCGGGAGTCGGGAAGTACGCCACGCGCGTCTTGTCCTGCTCGAACTGGATTTCTGCATACAGGTTCACGCGCCGCTGCGCCGTCACGTTCGGTGACTTGCCCTGCACGCCTAGCCCGAACAGTTGAATCGGATCGGCCATTATCGATAACCGTCCGACGTGATGTCATAGATGAGCGCCGGCGAGAGCAACGACGGGTCCATGCTGGCCACCACGTCGGGCGCATTGATCGTGCGGACTGCTTCCTTCGCGCGCTTCGCCGTACGCATTAGGTCTGGCGTCGCCATCTTGTTGTAGTCGGGCGCCAGTTCAATGGCGAGATTGTTGATGATCGCCCGCGCGTAACCAGGAGGCAGCGCATACGCATCTGCAATGTTCGTAAAGCTCTCAATCTCCGCGTATGCGTCGTAATACAGCGTATACGACCCATCGAGCGGGTACGGATAGAGATTGATCTGCCCTAGCGGGAACTGCGGGTTGTAGAACATGCGTTTCGGCAGTCCGCCAACAGACTTGTACGCAATCGCATCCCACTGCGTCTGATTGATGATCTGCAACGGGTAGTCCGACAGCGCATAGCGAATCGTGGCGTTCTCGATCTTCGTCGGGCGCGCTGCATTGATGTTCCCGCCCGGCCCCACCGTGTATGTCTGCTGCCCGCCTACCAGAACGTGCGTGGTCGTCGTCAGGCAGTAGATGGTCAACCGCTCCAGCCGCCACGAGTCAAGCATCAGGTTGAGTGCGTCCAGTCCGTCCTCCAACTCTCCGGAAGAGAACGTGTCCTGCACGCCCACAACGACAATTTTGCCGAGCGCCTTGCGGATCAGATCACCAGCGGTAACAGTCGCCATATCAAGACTTCCTCGGGTTCCTCGGACGCCCCGGTCTACGCTTCTGCGGCTGCGCCTGCTCTACTGCTGGCGCGGGCACCGGATCGGCCCCGCCTTCCCGCATCCAGCCCGGCCCGAGTGAGGCCGCCTGCTCTGGCGTTCCCACTCGGAGCCTGACTCCGCGAACATGAACGTATGTGCACGGATACATTGCTAGAACGCCGTCAGCGTGGCATCCGGACGAAACACGACGAAGAAGAAGTTCTGAGAGCCCGCGTCAATCGGTGACGCCGTGGCATTCATGAACGTAACCGCCACGGTGTTAGGCGTCGTCGCAGAGGATCGCGCGTTGACGATGCCCAAGCCCGTATCGTGGTTGATCTTGAAGCAATACACCGCGTCGTTCGGGAGGATGCCGGGCACAGTTATGAACTGTTCCGAAGTGGTCGCCGCCGCCACCGACGACGGGTTGTAACCAATCGGGCCAATGATTTTCAGCTTGTCGAGATTGCCTTCGGCAAGTACGTTTCCAGTTGCCATGATCTATCCTTCAATAAGTGCAACGTCATCCTCGCGGATGAACAGATAGCGTTTTCCGCCATGCTCCACAGGTCGCCCGCATGAGTCCGAGAACTGCACAACATCGTCCACTTTGACCCCTCGCACGTTGTCGGCCTTTGCCACCACTCGACCACGAGTGATAGCCGTCACCGGCTCGTTTGGTCTGTCGTACCGGAACGTGGTCGTCTCTGCAGGCACCCAAAGGTCCCCGCGAAACTGCTCCGGTGCAATCGGGTCAATCAAGATCCTGTTGTGCAGCGGTCGAATCATACAGGCTTGCTCCTGTGTTAGCCCCAGATACGGCACCCCAGCTCGGGACGCATTGCCAAGTCACCGAACAGGATGTCGAAACGGGCGGGGATATCGTCAGTGCCGATCCGGTACTGCCGAACGTATCGCAGCGAAAGGCCATCTTTGACTTCGCGTGCAGACTCGTGCACACCTTCCGGCATGATGAGGTCCGCCGTCACCATCGTGAAAGCATCGCGGTGGTAAGCGATGTTTTGCGCGAAAGTCGCGGATGCCGCACCTAGGAACGTCATTGCCGTGTTGTCCGGGATGTCGCCACCGGAGGCGAAAAAGTTCTGCCGAGCACCAGACTTGAACAGCGCAGGCGAGATGCTGACGCTACCCGCGCCACCGGCATAAGCCGTCGTCACGGTGAACTGCAGCAACTGCCCGGTGCTTTGCTTGGTTTCCGGGTTGACCGAGAACACGCCCGCGATGGTGAACACTTCACCGCGAGACATGGCGCCCGTTCCCGTATCGACCGGCAGCGTGGTTTGCCCCACAGTCGTGCCAGACGGAGTGTTCGTCTGATACGACGCCCGCGCGCCCGTCGTGATGCTCGGCAGCGATTGCGTCATGTACATTTCGCGATAGCCGAGAATGTTCGACGCAAGCAGACCTTCGCGGAACTGCTCCGAAACCGGCGCAGTCGGGTTGAACAGACCTTTCATGCCATCGACGAGCGACGCATTGGCAGACGGCTCGACACCGAGGAATCGCGGCGTCATGGGCGCGGCCAGGTAGTTCATCTTGGTATGCGCATCCAGCAGCACCTTGGCAGTGGCCGGGGTCGTTCCCGGCGTGCCCACGCTGTTGGACACATCAAAGATGTCCTGCATGCACTCCGCGTCTACTGCAGCCGCCAGCACCGACATTGACGGCTCGCCGATGCGCTCCATAAAGTCCTGGAGTTGCATCGTCAGTTCTGCTGAAGTGAAGTTCGTATCGACGTGGCGTTGCTTGGCCACCGACAGCGTGACTTGAACTTCTTCCGTGTTCTGAATCGACAGCGCAGCACCGCTGGAAACGGTGTATTGGTTCGGCAGACGAATCCGGAGAGTCGAGCCGATCTTTGCGCCTTCCTTCGCAAACTGGTCGTCGTACTGACGATTAATGGTGCGGCAGAAACGCAGGTTGTTGTGCAGAATCACCAGAGCACCACGGGTGATCTGGCTTGGGGTAAGCAGAGTATTCGACATGGTCGAAGTTCCTTTTAACTACGCTCCGTCATCTCGACGGTGCATGGGCAGAAAATCTAGCGCCTGTCCCGATAGAACTGTTTCTCGAAGTTCTTCGCCCATTGGTCTATCGGCAACTTGTCCGACAGAAGATCGGCAACGCCTGAGCGTCCGCCGACCGGCTTTATGGGCTCGGGTGCGCTACTCGCTTTTGCGGGCTTGGAAACCTTGTCCTCAAGCTTTCCAATCTCAGCTGCCTGCCGCGCGGGTGAGAGTGCCGCAATGCGCGCGGCCTCTGCGGGGTTCTGTGCGAGAAAGTAGGTCAGTTCCGCGCCCACCGGACTTTCGACAATTGCCTGTGACATGATTGGCGTCGTCGGTGCCGTTGTTTGCGAGACCACGTCATAGAAGTCTGGAATCCTTGCGGATGCTTCGGCCACTTTGGTTTGCCAGGCGCGATGCGTCTCCGCTACTTGCGCGCGTTGGCTTTCCCTTGCCCTTGCTTCCTCAAGCGCCTGCATGCGCGTCTCCAAAGCCTTCTCAGCCTTGTACGCCGCGCGTGCATCCAGGTACTCCTCGTACGTCTCGAACTGATCCCGCTGAGGCTCGACGACTTCGGGTGCTTGCTGCGCTGTCTCCGGACGTTTAACCGTCGTCTCTACCAGTGCCAGCAAACGCTCCTTCTCTCGGCGTTCCTCTGCAACCCTACGGGTAAGCTCATCGATCCGTCTCTGGAATCCGCCTTTATGCTTCCTGGATTCCGCGGCGGGATCGTCTGCCGTGTCGTCTAGGGACGAGTCCTCGGGCGTGGTCGTCTCACCCGTCTGCTTTTCGACCTCTTGCGCCACTTCGGAAGGTGCGGTAGCACCCCCCGAGGCCGGCGATACCTCTATGACGCTATCGTCTTGCATCTGGAGTCCCAGAAGGATTGGTCTGTCATCTCGACAGTCCTAGCCCCGTGGACCGCACGGGTACAGTTACCGCAATGTCCGTGGCAGTAGCGCTTGATACGCGCCTACCGGGACAAATCCAGGCCGCAGAATTCCATTGAACAAGTGCGTACCTTGGACATAAGTGCCCGCTAACGCGAGCGGGTTCAGTGATGCGAGATTCGCCATGGTTGCCGAGTCCGGCACAAGCAGGCGCCCTCTGTCATCAATGTACTGACTCATATTCGCCGTCGACGAGCCCGTACCGGGCGCAGCAGTGAAGTTCTGCCCGTTGCCCCATGAGTAGTTGAAAGACTCGTTTGCCGCGCCCACGCTGGTATTGATCCCATTGCCGCCGCATCCCGTCACCACGTTGTTTCGGCAAAACGTGTTCCGAGCAAAGATGCCTTGGTTATGGTTCTTCACAAAGTTGTTTGTGATGACGTGCTGATGCGTGAACGTCGTTCCCACATCAATGCCAGTCGAATCCGCTGAACTCGCGTTCGGGTTAGTACCGATAATCACGTTGCCCATCACGTAGCACGGCCCAGTGGCATCGAGGATAAACACGCCATCTGTGCCTTCCAGCGTATTGCCGTAGAACAGCACGTTGCTCGACTGGTTGATAGTCACCAGTCCGGAGCCGATGGAAAGCCCTTCAAACGAGTTGAACCGCATCACCGAGTTCGTGCCCACGAAAAGCATGGCTTGCTTGTCGCGGTTTAACGCCTTGTCTACGACGTTCCACTCAATGACGCTGTTGGAGAATCCACCATCAAACTGGATCGCGTCGCCGTTGCCCGAGCCCGTGTTCGATACTCGCGATACGACGTTTTGTCCGCAGTAGCCTTGTCCGCGGATCAGAATCCCATCGCCGGCCACGTTGTCGACCT